GATGAGTTAACTATAGCGGCGGGGTGCCTGGATGTATATCAGAGTTATGTATCAAATTGTAACTCACGCAACAAGCGACGATACCGCGCTTTGATCTCTTTCAACTCATCAATAGTGTACCGCTTTGGTTCATGCGGTCCTTCAAGCCAGTCAACAGCCGCCTGGCCAATCTTCTTAACCAACCTGATCCTGTATTCCAGAATGTTGCCGGACTTCATCGTGTTGCACTGAGCGCACGAGGTGTGGACGTTCAAAGGCTCATAGGCGAGTTCAGGGCAAGCGCCCCGGCTTCGGTAGTGTGACGCGTGCCGCTGATGTGATCCATCGTCAGCCTTGTCACAGCTAATACATGGCAACCCCTGATCTCTGGCCCTGATCCATGCGTTGAACGCCGCTTGCGCTTCTCTGGCGTGCTCTGCTTTGGTCTTGATTGATTCTTTGCGCGCTGCATGTTCTTTGCGCTGGCGCTTATCCTTGGCCTCCTTGTCTTTTTTGCTTTGTGCAAACCATAGCAAGCAATATCGCAGAACCCCCCTCTGGTGTATGGGTCGGTGCAGTCTTTGCTACTGGGGATTGGCCCCCGGCACTGCCTGCATTTACGCATTGCTCTGTGCCTACCTGTACTCATCAAATATAGCAAGCGCAGGATCACTCCAACGGATGCCCCACCCTGAACCCAGCGCGTATATGTACTCAATCAGCTCGCTAAATTCATGTATGCTCAGATAAGAACTGCTCAGACCTAGATTGACTAATTCCCCGTTTATCCCCGGAACTACATTAGTTTCACCCCGGTATGCTGACATTACAATAATTTTCCATTCTTTCGGCTCACGATATTCATAGAACCATTGGTGCTGCTTTGATATATCAGTAAGCAAAGGCCACATCTTTCGGTTCTGCTCTGCTGTCCTGGACTCACGGCCCAGCGTTACCAGCACCGGGCCACCCTGCAAACCCTTTTTTACGTTATCTCTGATCCACTGAATCAGCGACTGGCCTTGTTCGAGACTCGTTATTTTTCGAGTTATGCTAGCCATTCGTCTTGCTCCTGTGCTGCCAGCAGCGCCCTGGCTTCTTTCACTACAATCAGGTCGCGCTCAACACGCCGATCAATTTCACTCGATCTACGGGATTCGATTTCGCTTTCAAGATCGTCAGAAAGTTCTTTCATAGTTGAGCGCCATGCCTCCGGCACGCTTTCAGCCTGACGATACAACTCAGCAATGTACTGCACTAATTCATCTTGCATTCTCTTGCCGTTATCACCGCAGGCGAAACGAATTTCTGCTAGTAATTTAATGCACTCCATTTCTTCATTCTGATCACTCATGTTAAACCCTCCAATTTTGATCTTCCAATTTTATTGTCGTCTGGTGGTGCCCGCTCTCCTATTTCCTCATAGCGTCCCGTTGCTAATACGTGACTGAATGCAATAGTCTTACACTCTCCGTCACGATTCTTTGCAATGTTAACCTCCGTCATGCCAATGTCATTTGATTCTTTGTTGTAGTACTCGTCGCGATATAGAAGCATGACAACATCAGCGTCTTCTTCAATAGCGCCTGATTGTTTCAACTGGTGCAATGCCGGCCGGTTATCTTTCGTGCCTTCACTGCTTCGGTTGATCTGGACTAACTCAATCAACGGACAGTTAAACTCTTTGGCCATTGATTGCAATGCGTGACTGATTGAGGCCATCGCTTCCGTTGCACCCCTTGCATCCTTTGGGGCTTTCACTAAGCCAATATGATCAACGACTATGCCGCCAATACTGCCATGCCTCACCGCTTGAACTTTTAGCCTAGCCCGCATCTGGGCGACTGACAAGCTAGGTGACTGGTCAACATAAATGGGCTTTGACATCCATGCGCTCACTGCTGCACCCATCTGATTATTGTCGCTGTCTTCTAGTTTCGGCCTGCCCTTTAATTTGTTGCCAAATATGTTTGAGGCGTTTGATATAGCTCGCATCCCGATTGATTTGCTTGTCATCTCTAGGCTGAACTTGAACCAAGGCTTTCCGTTTTCGTGAGCCAGTCGATACAGCAACTGAAGCGCCAAGGCCGATTTACCCATCGCTGTTCGTCCAGCTATGACGTAAATCTTCCCGTCTTCAAAGCCGTCTAGGGTGTTATCCAATAGTTCATACTGAGTCGTTTGACCAGATGGTCGGCCGTCCATATCCTGACGCCGTTCAATCTCATCAAGCCCGTCACTCAGCACAGATTTGAAACCCTGGAATCCCGATGTCTGCTGTTTGCTCGACATATCAACAACACGATCCTGTAGCGCCTCAATGATCTCCTGTGCCGTGTTTGTCTTTAGCTGTGCTTGCAGGTCAACAGTAAGCTTCTGGATCTCCCTAAGCTGCGCATAGTCACCCAATGCAGTGATATAGCCTGAGAACTGTGTCGATGTGACTGTGTTCTCAGTCCAGTCATTCAATACGCCAAGCCAGTCAGTACCCGGCAATAGCTGCTGTCTTTCGAGATAGTCACTCAAGGTAAACAGATCAGCATCAAGTGCGTTATGATACATCTCACAAATGCCCCTGAATGCCAACCTGGTTTCACTCAGATAAAAGTGGCTTTCGGGTATGTCGATCAATTCAGGTATTTTCGACATATCAATAAGCACACCTGCAATGGCGCTTTTCTCTGCTTCATCGCTGTAGTAATTAGTCTGTTCCATAATTTCCCTCGATTACTTTTGTTAGATTATTTTGATTGATCAGCCAGTCGAATTTGGCAGACCATGGGATACCGTTCAATCTAGCTGGTCCTTGTCCGGTCAAGAAGTCAGAGGATCCAACAGCTTCAAAGTAGAGTATCCACCAATCAAAACTTTTACGCAGTGGGTCCTCTTTGATTCTAGCGTTGATCGCAGACTTCCGCGTCTTAGTCATTCTTTTTACGTTCGGCAGTACGTGGCCCAAGGTTTTATTGAATGCTGTTACAACCCCGTCAGGTGTCACGTCTGGCGGCTCGTCCGGCTGAATAGTGTCTTTATCTAATCCTATCTTATCTAATCCTATCTTATCGGTTCGTGACGGGTTATCCATGGGTAACCCATGGGTTATTGACGGGTTATCCATGGGTTTTGTTTTCTTCGGCCTACCACCCTTCTTTCCGTTGTTCCAGTTAGCGACCAAAGTGGCATTGTGCTCATCCCATCCGATCACAGTAACTGAATCACCGCTGCGTGATATAAACTCACATTCTTGTAAAGCCTGATCAAGATCTTCAGCGTTCCCATTGTATTTACAGAGAGCCTTAATGCCTCTGGCGGGTATATCAAACTTCCAGTCACGTCTTTGCTGGCAATGCCCCCAAAGCCTAATAACACACAATGGGGCCGACTGATCAGACAATATGTCACAAAGCATAGTCGTCTTCCAATGATCCAAAAAATCAGGGTCAACAATCATGTTAAAGCCTCACTTGCTCAGGTATTCACTAAGCTTAACCATGGCATTGTGGCTGGGATTCTGGATCTCTCCCAGCGCATAAGCCCTGATAGTGTTGTAGTGCAGCCCGGTGGCCTTGGCAACCATTACCAGCTTTCTGTCTTCTAACGCCTGTTTTATTTCATCTAGTGTTAACATCATGTGATTACATTTCCTATATAATTGTTGACAGCCCGTGTACTGTAGCCTATAGTCACCATGCAAGTCAAACACAAAGAGGAAAAGACGATGAGCAGAAGCGGATATTCAGACGACTTAAGCAGCCGGGATCTCATTATGTACCGGGGCGCTGTGAGCTCTGCAATACGCGGTAAGCGTGGGCAGACGTTATTGCGAGAGCTGGCGGTGGCATTAGATGCGATGGAACCTAAGCGGCTTATCACTGATGAGTTGCAATCACACGGTGAATACTGTGCTCTGGGAGTAGTGGGTAAACACAGAGGCATTAACATGCAGCGTATTGATCCACATGATTCGGATCGCGTGGCAAAATCATTTGATATATCTAATGCACTAGCGTGTGAGATTGCTTATATCAATGATGATTGGGGTATGGAAACCCCAGAAAAGCGCTGGAGGCGGGTTCGTGATTGGGTCGGTCAGAACCTGGCCACGGGGTAACATTCAAACACACAGGGGATTAGACAATGACAAATAAAATAGGGGAAACAGACATGAACATCTATCAGCGTATTAACGCAGTGATCAGGTCAAACGTTTACATCAAGCGCGGGTCAGCGGGCCAGGGTACTGGCGTGCTCTATGATGAAGTCATCGCTACCCTTCGGCCACAACTTGCCACGCATGGCATTATTGTTGTGCCTGAAAAGATCGGGGAGGCTCGCTCACGGCTTAACGCCAAAAGATTCTTACATCTATGAGTGCGATTTCGCGGTGAACTATATCAATATGGACAACCCCCAGTGACCACTTTATTGATCACGTCGAGGCGCACGCCATGGATGCTGGCGACAAGGCACCAGGCAAGGCCATCACCTATGCGACAAAAATCAGCCTGGTGAAGGTGTTCCAGATTGAGACCGGCATTAATGACGAAAGCCGCATGGAGCACATGAAGCCCGTCACGAAGTCCCAAGCCGACCAGCTAGCCAAGGCCCTAGGCAATGACGACGAGCGCATACAGCGGTTTACAGCGCACTACAGCATAGAGTCTCTGGCTGACGTACCGCTGGCAGAGTTTAAAGGGGCAATGGCTGCTATACGAAAATCAAATGAAAAGGAGAATCAGGCATGATTGTTGAATACTTCGAGCAGGGTTCAGAGAGATGGAAATTGGCGCGTGTTGGGATATTCACCGCGTCGCAATTTGATAACATGATCACACCAAAGGAAAGGCCACTACCGGAAAGACGCCTGAATCATACATCAACCGGCTTGTTGCAGAGTGCCTGACGGGTGAGCGTGATGAGATCCCGTCAACGTACTGGATGCGTCGCGGCATTGAGCTAGAGCCGGAAGCAAGGGACACGTTGGAAGGCATCGAGGGTGTGGATTTTGAGGAAGTCGGCATCATCTACCAAGATGATTTTTGCGAAGTTGCGTGCAGCCCGGACGGGGTAGACTTTCATCAAGAGGTAGGGTGCGAGATTAAGTGTCCATCGCCTGCTGTTCATGTTGAGTACCTGCGAGCAGGCGTAGTGCCAGACAAATACATTCACCAGGTTCAAGGTTCTATGCTCGTTACAGGGTTCAATTCGTGGTATTTCATGTCGTACCACCCATCAATCAAACCGCTGATTATTAAGGTTGAGCGCGATGATGAGTATATAGCTGTTTTGCAGCAAGTGATCGAAACGAAAATTGAACAGAAACTCAAACTTGTGAAAGATTTGGAGCAAATATAATGGGTAATAAAATTGGTGTATCACTTAAAATATCAGTTGATCAAATTGACAAGGCGCGGCTGTTCAAGGGACAGAAGCACGTTTACCTTGACGCCACGGTCTTCATTGATCCGGACGAAGCTG